GTTTATACAGTGTAATATAAGCTTCTATACAGTATAAGTATGGATATATAAAAAATATATAATAAAAGACCACTACTACCACCACAAGAACACATACTCGACAGAGTGGGGTAGGGGGATAATAGGGGGTATAGAGTAATAGGGGGTATGGGGGGAAGAGGGGAAAGGGGGGAAGAAGCGGGAGGGGAGAGGGACGGGCGGTGGTCTTGTGGTGGTGGCAGCGGCGGTGGTCTTTTTTTTATCCAGCACCTTTCTGCGGGCATCCGCAGCATGGTCATCTTCGCGGCTTCGCGAAATTGATAGCCACGAGGCAGACCATTTTCGTGGTGTCGCGCAAATGGTTCTCGCTGCCCGTTTTGTTGGGGTCAACAAAACGTCTTGCCATTTTTGCCCAACAAAAAAATCAGCAGGGGGGCTTGACAAGCGGGGCAATCTGGCATATAATCATGGCATCTTGCTTCTCCGCTCTGCTCCTCTGCTGATTCTCCTGATTGCTGTTCCCGACATTCGCGCCGGGGACATCACTTTTCGCCCTTTTCAGCATCCACCTTGTCCGCCATGCGCTTTAAGCTATCACGTTCCTTGCGCTCCTGCCGCATCCGACGTTCTGCTTTCGCGGTGAGGTACTCAACGTAGTCCATCGCTTCACGCACAACGTCATCCGGCGCACCCATCAGCTTGGCGATAATCGCCTCGCAGGTTGCGTCGAGGATAGGGCGTTCTGACGTTCCCTGCGGGTTGTCGGACAGTCCGCAAAGGTAGTCGGTGGTCACGCCGAGCGCTTCGGCGAACTTCACGACGCTGGTAATCTCCGGCGTGATGGTTCCACGCTCATAGCAAGAATACGTCGCTTGCGATACTCCAACGATGCTTGCCATTTCGGCTTGCGTCTTTTTTTTTGCCTTTCTCGCTTCCTTGAGCCTATCTCCAAGCATAAAAACACCTCAAAAATTTTTTGCATATTACCTTGACATATAAAATCGAGTGTGCTATTATTCGCATTGATAATAAGCACTGATTGGAGGGATGCGGATGCAGAATCGAGTGCGGGAGTTCCGCGCAAAGAAGGGCTTTACGCAGATGCAGCTTGCGTGCAAAATCGGATGTCAGCCGGGACTTGTATCACAGTATGAGAGGGGTGTATATTCCCCGTCACTGCATATCGCTATCCGCCTTGCCCGTGCGCTTGGCACGACGGTCGAAGTCCTTTTCGGGGGTGAGGTCGATGGCTGAGAAGGTGCGGCATTTTCTCCACGTTGCAGAGGTACAAGACATCAGCGTCTCCGCGCTGTCCGAGAAGTCAGGAGTTCCGAAGTGCATGATGTACCGCTACGCAAACGGCGACGCAAGCCCGAGGATTAAAGCCATGCGGCGGATTGCGAATGCGCTTGGGTGCGACATTGCCGAGGCATTTCCGGAGGTTTTCACTGTTAAGCCGCAGGACATCAAGACGAAGAACATCAAGGCAGGAACGCCCATTAGCACGGGGAAAATGGCGCGAAGATACGGACTAACAACTGCCGCGCTGAATGATATTCTTCAGCGCGCCGGAATCCAGCAGCAGATGCCGGACGGCTCATGGCGCGTCACAGGAGACTATACAGCCGCGGCTGTATATAGGGCGTGGAGAGATGAGCATGGCGATGTACGCTTGCTGACGTTCTGGACGACGAGCGGACAGAAATGTGTCCGAGATGTTCTTGACGCTTACGGATTTCGGATGGCTGGCGTGAACGTGGGGTCGTCGGAGCGCCCGACAAGATAGTCGAGCGACACGCCGTAGAAGTCGGCAATGCGGACAAGTGCCGAAAGCGTCGGTTCGCTGCATCCAGACTTGTAAAGCTGGTACGCGCGAACAGTAATCCCTGCCGCCTCTGCAATCTGCGCATTGCGATAGTCAAAAAACGTCTGCAAGTCGCAGAGGCGAGAGCGAAAGTCAGACAAAAACAATCACCAACTTTCAGAAATCGCTTGACGTGAAGAATAATTCGTGTTATAATGAGCATGAAGAATACTTCACGGAAGGAGTGGAGATGCAGAATGTCCAGCTTGTCAATGCGCGAAAAAGCGCGAATATGACGCAAACCGAAGTTGCAAGCCGCGGCGGGGTCACAGTCCGAGCATATCAGCACTATGAAGCCGGACAGCAAACCCCCAGCGTTTTAGTAGCGATTCGTATCGCCGACGCGCTGGGGGTGGAAGATGTCAGGGCGCTATTTGGATAGGCATCACAAAGGCATTCCAACTGGCTTCTTGCCCTTCTCGCAGACGATGCAATATACAAAATTGCCATCTGCATCCGTGAAGTATAGCGAAACCTCATTCGGCGCAATATCGGCAATCGTCTGCAAGACGGAGGCGTATTTATCGCGGATTTTGGTAAAGTCTGACGATGTTCCTTCCTGCTTCGCCTTGATAAAGCTGGTCGAGAAAGCGCCACCGACACGGATTCCGTAATCTCCATCGTCGTAGATTACCGACTGCAAAAAATCCGACTGACCGTACACCTCGTTGATTTTTTCAAAAATCGCCGGGTCTGCACCTTCTTTAACAAAGCTGTTTGTATCGGCATTGATTGGCAACTTCGTCTCCTTGATGGTATAGACTGCGCCTTCGGAGGACATAATCAAGAATGGTTCGCCCGAAAAGTCCCTCGAGAAAAAGAAATCAATCTCGACGCAGTACGAATCATTGCAGAACTCCCAAGTCATCTCCGTAATCTGAACCAGCAGCTCGGCATACGAATCCTTGATTTCCTTGTAATTTTTAGGGTCGCATGTTGCGAATGTTGCAGTGTTTTGAGACGACACCTTGATGATATAACAATGCCGTTCGGAGTCCAAGGAAACATTGTAGTACAATCCGATTGATTTGTCATCTTTGCAATATGCTTGCAAAACTCCCAAGAGGTAGTCTTCCAACGCGGCTTTTCCCGCCAGCGCGGGGACGCAGGAAGCCATCAGGCAGCAGAGAACCAGCAGAACGGAAACAAACTTCTTCATCGTGATACCCCTTTCGTGTTTTGGAGGTGTGAACGTGTATCAGAGCAAACGGCAGTTAGAACCTCGAATCAAAGAAATGCAGAAGCGAATCAAACGTTTCGAGCAACAAGTGAAAGCGACCTGACCGATACCGTTCCATCTCTTCCAGAGCGTGACGGTTTAAATGCGGTACATAGTCCGGTGGACGTGCTTCAATGTCTGCGGGGCATAGCGGTTGCTCCAAGAAGCCAGATGAACGCAACCGCGCAAGCTGTTCCGCCGAAAGCTGTTTGCCGCGCTGAAAGTCACGGCAGAGACGATATTCTGACGCAAGCAAGGCATACTCACCTCCATTCCTGCATAGGATATGACTGCATAGCAATCAGTCCTGATTTTGAGGGAGGACGATTTCGCCGTGCTTGTCCTCATAGTCCGCGATGTGCTGACGCATTAGCATCTCCAATTCGCGGTTGACGGTTCGCAGGTTCTTTTGCGCAACCACGCGGAACTTGTCAAGCGTCTGCTTGTCAGTGCGGAGCGTAAACTTCGGGAGGTCGGACGGCAAGGGAATCACCACCTTCAAAAAAATTTCGGGCAGCACCTTGACAGCAAGGTGACGGCACTATATAATAAAAGAGAGGTGACGGCACAATGACGGCAGACAGCAGGAAAGTCACACTGCGGATGGGCGCAGGGCTTCATCGCAAGCTGCAAGTCCTTGCAGAGCGCGAAAACCGAAGCGTCAACCAGCAGATGATTCACATCATCCAGCACGCCATTGAGGGGAGCGAGAAGTAGTCTGGGCGACATAGGCAGAAGCGAAAAGGGCTTTGCGTGAAAGCAACGTCTGATTCGCACAAAAACGCCCGCAGGAGCGCTTGCACGTCGAGAGTGGTATTTCCTCACCTGACGAGCTGGAAGCGCTCAGAACGCCGTTTTTGCCCTTGTAGAGTGTTGTCCAGCACAAACGCGCATCAGGAGCGGGACTTGATGAACTCAATGTACTTCATCACATCCGCACGCTGGAGCGCGGAAAGAGACTTCACCTGTTCTACCAGTGGGTCGAAGTCGGGCGGCGAGAACGCGTTCTCATCACGCCCAACGAGCGTATCGAGCGAAACGCCGAGGACATCCGCGATTGCGAGAAGACGCGTCGGAACGGGGTTGCTTCTTCCAGATTCATAGTTCTGGATTGTTATCTCTGCGACGTTGGCGCGTTCTGCAAGCTGCTGCTGGGTCAGCCCGTTCGAGAGCCGCAGCGCAAGCAGAATTTCCGGGAACGGCACGGTGCATCACCTCACTTGCGCGGGTTCGCCCGGACATAGCGAGCGTACCGCATGACTTCTTCCCGGTCTGACGGAGCAAGCGCGGAAATCTCCAAGTAGAGCGTGTCCGTCTCTTTTGGAGACGGCGCACCGTCGCACCCGGCAAGATAATCGTAGGAAACGCCGAAGAGGTCGGCAATTTTTCCGAATACCTCAACGCTGGGTGAACGCTGGCACTTCTCCAGCTGCGTTACGGACGCGCCGGAGATACCAAGCGCATCACCAAGCGCCGCAACGGAAAGCCCTGCTTGCTTGCGCAACGCCAAAAGGCGGGAAGCAAATTTTTCTCGCGAAAACATTGAAAACCTCTTGACATCAACGCAAAGTTGATGTATAATGGCAACAAGCAAGCGGAAAACACTTGCCGAGAGTTGATGAGAAGGGAGCAACAATGAGAACCGCATTAAAGCGGGTCAGAGCCTTACAAGGCTGGTCGCAAGCCGATGTTGCAAAGCAACTCGGAATTACGGTACAGGCTTATAGCATGATTGAGACTGGGAAGCGTGACCCGTCCTATACTATGTTGGTAGCACTGGAGGACGTATTTCACACTTCCCACCGAGAACTATTACGAGAGGAGTGACACGGAAATGCCACACGCAGACCCGGCAGGGTTCGTCTTCGCTGGTTTGAGCATCGCACTCATCGCCGCGCTATGGCTGATTAACGAGGTACTAACCTACATCAGCGTAGAAATCGAGGGACGACGCGAGAACAGAATCCTGCACAAGTAGTCTAACACAAGGGCGAGTGCAAAAGCAAACACACCCGCCCAAAGAAGAAGAAAAGTCGATTTTTTTTAGCGGAAAACTTTACGGGATGTAAAGAAGAAGGGAGAAAAGTTGTCAAACATCCGGGAATTTGCAGAACGACGCGGGTTAAAAATGGCGGACATCGCCAGAATCACGGGAATCTCCGAATCCATGTTGTCGCTGATTGATAGCGGCAAGAGGAACGTAACACCAAACACCGCAAAGAGGCTTGCGCCGACACTTGGAGTGAATTGGTGGGAACTCATCGACTAACAGCGCGAAAAGCGCAAAGATAGAAAGGGGTATCACAATGAGCGATGAAGTTATCAAGGTGCGAATCGCGTACCGTCTGCTGGACGAGTACGGAAAGGACATTCAGAGCCAGTGCCTGGACGGTTGCGTATCGCGCGGGGACGCGAACATGGCGATTTTCGCCATCCGCCAGAGCGCGAAGAAGCTGAAAGCCATGACGCGCGACGAGTTCGCGAAGCTGGGGGACTGGGACTACATCAGCGAGGCATATGGCGTATATGAAGCCGTGATGGAAGACCTGCTGTTGGCGGTTAAGTATGAGTTGAACAAGATGGCGGATGCCGTCTAAGGGAGGGAAAAGAAAATGAAAATCCTGAATCTTGAGAAAATCGTGCCGGACGCGGAAGCCCGAAAGGAACTCTTTGAGCAGCACATGATGGAAACCACGCTTCGGCTCAACGCGCCGCGCATCATCCGCGCACTCGACAACGCTTGCGACAGCAAGCGCACCGCCGACCGCATTTGGAAGATTATCTGGATGGACGTTCGGAGCGGGAAGGTGAAGGACTACGGAGCATTTCAGAAGGTTTTCCCCGGCGAATTTGATGCCTACGTTGCATACGGCGACATCATGAATAAGCTGCTTGAAGAAATCAGCGACAAGATGGGGGCGCTTTGGAATGACTGACTTCCAGCGTGCAACCGGGATAACGATGCAGCCGGAGGAAGGCGAGGGGCTGCGGTGGTGTCCCATCGACGCGGTAATCGTAAAGCAGATTCGCAACCATCTGGGAGACAGTGCCGCAATGCGCATCGTCTACGACGCAGTTTGTAACATGGCGGGCATCAACACGCCGGACGACATTACAAAGTTGACGTTTGAGCGAGCGTATAGCCGCGCACTGTCCGAGACGGGGCGGTATCAGGCGGGAGAGATTGACGCACAGGGCAATTTCATCGCGGAGGTAATCGCGACGGCTTTCGCCCTTGCGCCTAATGAAATAATAACACAGAAGGCGGTGAAGTAAATGACCGAATTTGGAGGGAATGAGCTGCGGAAAGCACGGGAAAATGCGGGAATCCGGCAGTGGCAGATTGCAAGCGAAATCGGCGTTTGTGAAGCACTCGTCGGGCGCTGGGAGCGTGGCGAAGCGTTCCCGTCGCCGGACGACGTTGACCGACTGGAAATCGCCTACAAAGCGCCGGGATTGTGGCATAAGTGGATGTTATCAAACTGCGATAGCTACCGCCGCCATTATCGCGGCGTAGATGAGACAACGACGGCGGGGAGCGTTCTCCGAGGACGGTTCGCGATTGAGGACGTGATGGGATTGCAAAGTGCAATTGAGCGCGACGTATCGGAGGACGGGCGCATTGACAACCCGATAAATCGCGATAAGTACGAGGAAGTCCTGCGAAAGGCAATCGCCTGTATGACCGACACACTTGCGAGAATCGAGAAAAGGAGTGGCGCGAAATGACGCAGTGCCTCAACACCGAGCGCGTCGCCGAAATTCTCTGCATCAGCAAGGAGAGTGCCAGGAAATTCATGCGCGAGATGCCGCACATCTGCATCGGCGGCAAGGCGCACGAAACCATCCGCGTCACTGTCAGCGATTTTGAGCAGGAGATGGAGCGCCGAAAGCGTTACCCGACGCAGGAGCAGGAGAACGAGGTCATCCGCCAGCGCAAGAAGCGCAACGACCTTGTGGCGCGCGGACTGATGAACCCTGATGGCACAATTGCCCGGAGACGGGTATAAAAAAAGCGCCCGTGCCGCGGGTACAAAGCGCGAACACGAGCAGACAGAAAGGGTAAGTGGCGGTTAAGCCACTTACAGTCTAACACAAAAACGAAAGGAAGTCAACATATATGGAGCAGTTTATCAGCGAAATCGAGGAAAACGAGCAGGAAGAACGCGCGGGTTTTGTCATCGACAACGACCAGAAGGCGGACTGGGCGGTTCGCCGCATCGCAGAGCTGGAAGCCGACACGCAGAAATGGAAGGACTACTACAAGGCGCAGAGTGAGCGCGTGGCGCAGTCCAACCAGCAGAGCATTGACTACTTCACCGCCCTGCTGGAAAGCTACTTCGACACCGTTCCGCACAAGGCGACGAAAACCAGCGAGAAGTACAAGCTGCCGAGCGGCATCCTTGTCCGCAAGGCGCAAGCGCCGGAGTACGAGCGCGACGATGCGCAAATTATCGCGTGGTGTGCCAAGAATGCGCCGTCCTGCGTGGAGAACGTGCCGAAGCTGAAATGGACGGCGCTGAAAGGGCTGCTTGTAGAAAACAACAGGCAGGCAATTGATGAAATTACGGGCGAAGTCGTTCCCGGCATCAAGATTATTCCGCGCGACCCGGTTTTCGCGGTGCAGAAGGGGTGAGGCAAATGGCAAGACGCTGCTGCCTGTGCGGGGCATATCTGGATAGCGGGGAGCGCTGCGACTGCGGATGCAGCCAAACGGACGAAGTGCCGCGAGGGTGCAGGAAGCCCGTGCGAAGGGTTGATGAAGCCAGTCGCACGGGAGAGGATTGGCGCTGGGAGAAGTACATAAACGAGCAGTATCAGAGATGGTACGAGTGCTGACAGGAGGAACGAGCATGGAAAACGGGCAGATTTACGCCGCAATTAGCGCAGCGATGGCGGACATTTCCGCAATCGGCAAGGACAAGTACAACCAGCAGCAGGGTTTTAAGTTCCGCGGCATCGACGATGTGATGAACGCCTTGAAGCCCATCCTGACGAAAAACAAGATTTTCACTGTTCCACAGGTTTTGGAGCAGACGCGAGAAATCAAGGTAACAGCGAAAGGTGGAGAACTGCGGTACAGTCTTCTTAAAATCGCGTTCCGCTTCTATGCCACCGACGGCAGTTTTGTCGAGGCGGTGACGCTGGGCGAAGGCATGGACAGCGGCGACAAGGCAAGCAATAAGGCGATGGCAATTGCCTATAAGTACGCGCTGTTCCAAGTGTTCTGCATCCCTACGGAGGAGATGACCGACCCGGACGGCGAGAGCTACGAAACCAAGCACGAAGTGAAGCACGAACAGCCGAAGCCGCAGCCAAAGAACGCAGAGAACCCGGCAGAAACGCCGACGAACTACATCATGCGCGAATGCAGCAACATCGGCATGGATATGCAGGAGTTGGGCAGAGTTCGCGCCGCGCTGGTGGAAGCAAACATCGTCCGCAACATCCCGACGAAAGAGATGACGATGGCGGACGCAAAGGCGCTGATGGACGCGGTGAAAGCTAATTTCCGGGAGGCATCATGATGAATAGGGCAGAACGCAGGAAAGCGGCGCGGGACATGACCCACGCCACGCAGAGCATCATGAGGGCGCGGGGAGGCTACGAACGCGAGTATGAGCGCGGAGCGAAGGACGCGGAACGCCACGCAATCAAGATGATTTTTGCCGGAATGTGCCTTGCAATGAAAGATGAGTTCGGTTTCGGCGCACAGCGGATTTATCGGATGCTGACGGCGACGCAAAAGTATCTTCAACCCGGCGCGTACTTCACAACAGCCGAACTGATTGATGAAGTACTGGAAAAGACGGGCATCCGGCTGGATTTCGACGACCCGTTTGACATGGTGGAGCGAATCGAGAAAGGGGAAAAGCGATGAATGTAGTTAGCAACGTCGAAATCATGGGGCTTGCGTCGAGTGTAAAGGCAAGCCACTATCCGATGGCAACCGACACGAAGAATTGCAGCGCGGAAGTTACAGAGCGGACGATGGCGCTTGCAACCTGTTTAGCTGGAAGCGGACACGACCAGTTTTTAACGGGAATCGTCGTGCAGTTCGACCTCACGTTCACCGTCAAGGCGTGGGTGGAAGCCGAGCGGTACCACTTTTTGGACTTCGTTTCGAGCCAGTCCACCATGCACCGCATTATGAGCATGAACATCGACGAGAAGTGCATCGACTATGTGCGCCGTGAAACAATCGAGCTTATCGAGAAGATGGTTGAGGAGTACAAGGAAGCCCCCACGCCGGAACGGTATCTTGCAGTCCTCTACAACGTGCCTGTTGGCTTGCGGCTGACGGCGCGGATGACCACCAACTACCGCCAGCTCAAAACCATCTACCAGCAGCGCAAGAATCACCGTCTGCCGGAATGGAGGGCGTTCTGCGCATGGATTGAGACGCTGCCGAGAGCGGAGTTTGTCACAGGAAAGGAGAAGCAAAGCTGTGGCGACTGAAAGGGAAAAGTTTCCACATTGCCCATACTGCGGAACGGAAATGCGGTGCGATTCCGAAAGATACATCACAGGCGGAGGCTACGCTGCATATAGATGCCCCAAATGCCGTTCCATGTCGCCAATTAAGGAAGACATGGAATCGTTTGGCAATACGTGTAAAAACGCCTATTATGACGCAATGCACCGGTGCAAACCGCATAATCAAGTTCTGACGATAGATGATTTGTTAAAAACAGTATGTTGCTGGGGGTTTGGAGGTGACCCGGAACAAGAAATTATAATGTGGCTGGAATATAAAGACGTGATTAAAGGATACACCGTAGCCAAAGGAATGGAAGCACATGGCGAGAAAACATTGTTTAAGTTTTCGTTGCTCGGCGCTGACGGCGTTTTTAAACTGGATGCGGATGCGTGCGGAAGCCGTTGGCGATGCTGGTCTTTTAAGCCAACGCAAAATGCGCTGAAAGAAACGCCGTGGGAGGGGGAAAAGAATGCCTAAAGAAGAACTTATGCCGCGATGCCCGTACTGCGACGATGAAATGAAATACGTTGTACTCGATATGGAAAGAAGAACAGCGCGGCTTCGTTGTCCGACGTGCGACTCAGAATTTCTGCCGTGGGAGGGAGAAAGTGACGATGACGACTAAGCCGCGTAACCGCGTTCTGACGTTTGCCGAAGCAAGCGCGCAGAACCAAAAGACGGCGCGTGTTTGGGTGGAACTGCGCTACAATATTCCAATCTGCGCGTATTTCCTCGTGCGCACAAACAAAACGTGCCGAGTGATTCCGTACAATCTTGGTATTGGCAGCTTCGTCGTCGGAGAAGAGGAATACGGCACAAAGTGGCGGTGCTGGGAAAAAGAGCCGACACGAGAAGAAACCAAACGCGAGCCGTGGAGTGAGCCATGATTGCGACAATCGGCAAAGTCATCGAGCAGCCGGGCAGCCTGACAATCCAGACTGCCCGCCCCGATGCGGAAAACTTATCCGATACCGTCACGGTGCTTTGGCAGGACTGCCGCACAATTAGTCCAGAGCAACGGCGCAAGGCGTGGGCGCTGATTGGCGAGATAGCCGCCGCGACGGGATACATCGGACAGGGCGACAAGAGCGACCTAAACACGATGCTCAAGGCGGAGTTTCTGCGAGCGCGGATTGATAAGCTGCAAGCGGAGGCAATCAAGGCATTCAGCCTGTCCGACGTGGATATGACAACCGCGCGGCTTTACATCGACTGGCTTGTTGAGTTCTGCGTGGTGAACGACATTCCGACAAAACAGCCGCTTGTGGAGTACGCGGAGGACATCGGCGCGTATATCTATGCTTGCGTGATGCACAAGCAGTGCGCCATCTGCGGACGCAGACCGTCAGACCTGCACCACTGGGAGCACGTCGGCATGGGTGCAGACCGCACAGAAATCAATCATATCGGGCTGAAGTGCGAACCGCTTTGCCGGGTACATCACACAGAGTGCCACACGATGGCACAGGCGGATTTCGACGATAAGTACCACATTCAGCCCGTAAAAATAGACGAGAAAATAGCGAAGCTGTATAAACTTGGAAGGAAAAGCAATGAACAAGCTGACAATCATCGGAAATCTAACGCGGGACGTTGAGTTGCGCACGACGCAGAGCGGCAAGAGCGTCGCCAATTTCACGGTTGCGGTCAATCGCCGCGCGAAACCGGGTGAAAAGGCGGAAGCAGACTTCTTCCGCGTGTCCGTCTGGGACAAACAAGCGGAAACGTGCCAAAAGTACCTTGCCAAGGGACGCAAGGTGTGTGTGATTGGCAGCGTCAGCGTCAGCACATACAACGCCAACGACGGAAGCACACGCGCGACGCTGGAAGTATTTGCGCAGGACGTTGAGTTTCTGGACAGCGCGAAACAGGATGCACCGCAGACGGAAGCACACGGAGCGGCTCAACCGCCCGCGCCGCAGTACACCCCGGTATACAACGAGGATTTGCCGTTTTAACGGCGGCTGATGGAGGTAAAAAATGGCGAAGGTAAAGTATGTGCCGATACCGCTCGATATGGCTGACGACATCGAAGAACTGTCCGACGAGGAAATCGGGCTTGTTGTCAGGGCGTACCTGCAATATGGAAGGAGCGGAGAAACGGCTGAAATGCCGCGTACAATCAAGTACCTTTATAACGCACTTGTCCGTGAACTGGACAGAGCGAGCGAGGAATATGAGAAAAAAGTTGCGGCTGGCAAATCAGGTGGGCGTGGTCGCCCAAAGAAAGAACTGCCCGAAGAAATCCAGCAGCCAGAACAGGCACAGCTCAACCCCAAACAAGAGCAGAAACCAGAAGTGCACACCCCTGCACCCTTCATCAGCGACGAAGCAGCCGCAGAAATCCAGCAAGGCACAAACGAGGTGCTGGACGAAGCGAAACGGCAGGGATTCCCCGACACGACGGCGACAATGGAGACGCTCAACCAGCTTGTGGCGGACAACAGCGCGGAAGAGGTTCTGGAATGCGTCAAAATCGCCGGAGAATCTGGGAAGCCTAACATTCGATACCTTAAAGGCGTAATCAACGGACGCGCGAAAGAAAAACAAAAGGAAGCGCAACGAGAGCAAGCGCGGATTGAGGCGGAAAAGCACCCGATAAGGTTTATCAATAGCAGAGATGAAATTGAAGGGCCCGAACCGCCGAAAATCAAACAGAGAGATGTATTCATGAGTTGCGTCAAAAAACAGCCAATGGAGCATCCAGAGGTACGGACAAAGCTGGAAGAATTAGCGAGAGCGTGGAGTAGTTAAAGATGGACGCATACATAAATGAGGACGCGGAAAAAAGCCTGATTGGGCTTGCGATGCAAGATGCAATCGTGGCGCAGGAAGTTGCCGCACTGCCTGATGCACTCTTTGGCTTAAAGCAGATGCAAGCCTGTCAGCGCGGAATCATGCGTCTTGTGAAGCAGGGAAAACAGGTTGACCTTGTGACGCTGGATGCAGAAGTGCAATGCGACTTCCAAGATACCGCCCTCTTGATGCAGTGCGTACAGATGGGCATTTCGCCTGTAATGTCGCGACAGTACATAGCGATTTTGGCGGAGTGCGCGAAACGCCGCGAACTTGCGACGCTGGCGCGAAAAATCCTGCAAGATGTAGGAAATCCGGGCGTGTCGGTTGCGGCGCTGCAAGCGGATTGCGCAGCGGCGGCACAGTCATCAACCGCTGTTGATGATGGGGTGACGATGCACGAAGCGTCGCTCATGCTTGCGAATTCTTTCGACAAGAAGGATGGCGTAACTTGCGGAATCGCAGACCTTGATGTAATGCTGGGCGGCTTCAAGCCGGGACAGCTAATCTACATCGGCGCACGTCCTGGCGTTGGTAAAACGTCACTTGCTATCTGCATGGCGAAGTACGTTGCGGAACACGGTGGCGGGGTGCTGCTCGTGTCGCTGGAGATGAACCCGGTGGAGATTGCGGCGCGTTTCATGGCGAATGAATCCGGTGTGGACTTGCAGAAAATTTCCACGGGCAAGATGGAGTTAGAAGATTTCGCGCAGATTTCGCCATGCTATCAGGCGCTTGCAGATTTACCAGTCACCATCGAGGAAAGAGCAGTTACACCGATTCAAATCCGCAACGCAGCGGCAAAGATGAAAGCAAGTAAGCAGGGGTTGAGCCTGATTGTAGTTGATTACATTCAGCTTATGCGAGCAGACGAGAAGTGCGGAAACCGCACGGAGGAGGTGACGCAAATCAGCCGCGAGTTAAAGCTGATGGCGATGGATTTAGGCGTTCCGCTGCTGTGCATGACGCAGTTCAACCGCGAGAGTGAGAAGGGATTCGGCAAAGCGTCAAGAAGCGAGCCGGATATGTCACAAGCGCGAGATAGCGGCGCGATTGAGCAGGACGCGAACGTGTTTCTCATCCTGCACGAGCCGGAAGAGCCGCAGGACGCGAACAGCGACAGATGGCAGATGTACCACAATTGCCAAGCGAACGGTTTGTCGTGGCAAACGTGCCGAATCAGGAAGAACAGAAACGGCGCAACGGGGCTTGTGCATCTGGGCTTCGACAAGCCGCATATGCGGTATACTTGCCTAAAAAAGGACTAAAAGGAGGAAAGCCATGTACAACATCATCGTTTTCGAGAACAAACGGTTTGGAAACATTCGGACATTCGTCGAAGAAGGAAAACAAGAGCCGTAGTTCGTGGCGGCGGATGTGTGCCGAGCGCTGGAAGTCAAGAACGCACGGGATGCAGTTGCCCGTCTGGACGACGACGAAAAGAATACCGTCGTTTTAACCGACGGAAATCGCGGCAATCCAAATATGATCGTCGTCAGCGAACCCGGTCTGTACGCACTCGTCCTCAGCAGTCGCAAGCCGGAGGCGAAAGAGTTCAAGCGCTGGATTACGCACGATGTCATCCCATCAATCCGAAAGAGCGGCGGCTACATCGCAGGGCAGGAAGATATGAGCGACGCTGACCTGATGGCGAAAGCCCTGATTGTTGCCCAGCGACAGATTGAGCAGCGCGACAAGCAAATCAAGGAGATGCAGCCAAAGGCGCTGTTCGCGGATGCTGTGAGCGCAAGCAAAACAAGCATCCTTGTGAACGAGATGGCGAAGCTGCTGCAGCAGAATGGCGTTGAAATCGGCGGAAAGATTCTGCATCGCATCCGTGCGCTGATTGATATTCCGTTGCATGACGTGAAGGCAGGCGACTTGGGCGGCTGGATTGAGGCGGAGAGAAATCTGTCTCAGGAAGGTTCGGCGTGGGTCGCTGACGAGGCGTGTGTGACGGGTTCGGCATGTGTGACGGGAAAGGCGTTGGTGACAGGCGAGGCGCGCGTGACAGGAAATGCGTGGGTGAGGGGAAATGCGCGTGTAATGGAGTCGTCTGATTGCATCACCATCGGCGCAATCGGTAGCCGTGACGATACAACTACCTTTTATCGCGGCACGGATGGCGGAATATACGTTTCCTGCGGATGCTTCAGCGGCTCGATTGACGACTTTTACGCAGAAGTCAAGCAAGTCCACGCCGGGACAAAGCATGAAAGGACGTACCTGTTGGCAATTGAGTTGGCAAAGGCGCAGATTGAGACGTAAGGGAGGAAAGCTGATGAAAACTGTGACGCTGCCCGAGGCGGTGCTTTTCGGCACGATGATTGGTTTGGGAGTGACGGGCTTCCTGCTGGCGAAGGAAACGCGCCCGTGGTACATTTACATTCTGCTGGCGCTCGTCAACTGTATCATTTCGATTCTTGTGTACGCCGGAGCGGATGCGCTTGCGGCGTGGTTGGGGGGATAACAATGACGGTTATCGGTCTGCTGTGTTTGCTGGCTGCTACGGTGTGCGTGGCTTGCGCATTTATCAATAAGGAGTGATGATGGTTGTGAGAGAATTGCAAGATGAGATTGTGACGGTTGTGTTTTCCGAACTTCTTCGAGCGCAGAAGAAGCACGGAGAAACTTTCCATTCCATGCCGGAGGCGTTCTCCGTGATTTGGGAAGAAGTCGAAGAAGCGAAAGAAGAGATGCAGCGTGTCATCCGAAAGGCAAACGACGTCTGGCTTGCGAACCGCCGAGACGACGAGAAAGCATTCACGATGTGCGCGAGCAAAACAGCAGCGGCAGCTACACTGCTGGCTTGCGAAGCTGTGCAGGTTGCGGCAATGTGCATGAAGGCGCAGAGAGGAGGTGCAGCATGGTCGAAAGGCAAGAATGGCTGAATGCGCTGACAATCTGCCCGGTTTGCAACGCAGTGATGAAGCTATATACTACGATTGATGTTCAGGGAGGCGCATGGGTAAAATGTACAAATCCAAAGTGCGGACTACATGGCGTTCTATTTATGCCGATGTAACCCCAACGGAAGATGAAGAGCAGGAAGCCCTTTTCCGCTGGGCAGATGCTCAAAGCGCAACGAAGCCGTGGCTGAAAGGGATGTTCGCCATCCCGAACGGCGGTTATCGCGCCAAAGCAACCGCCGCAAGAATGAAGCGAACCGGGACGCGTGCAGGAGTGCCGGACATCTTCCTGCCTGTCTCCAACGGGCGCGAACACGGGCTTTTCATCGAGATGAAGCGGCGCAAGGGCGGGACGGTATCGTCATCGCAGAAGGTGCGCATGAAGATGCTGACTGCCGAGGGCTACCGCTGCGTTGTGGCAAAGGGATGCCAAGAAGCGATTGATGCGATTATGCGATATATGGACGGAGAGTGAGACAATGCTGGACACCGACGAAATCCGTTACTCCTTTTGGCTTGAGAAAGAGCTGGAAAAGAACGTTAGGCGGCTTGCGGGGAACGTTTCGCGTGGATGCAAAAGCCGCCACGATTCCTACAAAGTCAGGGCGACGCAGGACGCAATCAGGCGGCTAAACGGCGAGAAGGAGGCAAACGGAGCAATCGAGAAGGTACAAGATATGCTGTACACGGAGCTAATGAGCGGACAGATTCGCCCTGCGCTGTATACAGCTATCGTTAAGGCGTTTGAAGGGGGAAAATAATCGTTGGGCGGTTTGCGGGAGGGGAAAATGGTTGACTTAAAGCGGATGCGGTATCTCATCAGGCGGTATCCTATGGCTTGCTTGCGAGCAGAACAGGCGCGAATCCGGGCGCAGAAGCTGACGCGGACAATCAGCGACGCGCCGCGCGGGGGCGGAAGTATGAACAGCACGGAGGAAGGGCTGCTGTATCGCATCGAGGCACTGGAACGCAAGAAAGCAATCTGGGACGAGTTGTGCAGGATGCGCGAAGAGCTTGCGCCGCTGGTGTATGCGCTGGAAAGTCCGCTGGAAGTGCAGTGCATGAGAATGCGGTATCTGGAGGGAAGGAGCGTCCGGGAAATCAGCTACAATCTGGCGTATTCCGAGCAGCATGTTTTTCGCGTGATTGGTAACGCGGAGCGGAAAATCCAGAGCGCGGAATAAGGTGGTCGCGCATCGAAAGGTGCGCGATTTTCTTTGCAAAAATCGCAAAAAAACTGCATTTCGCCCCTTGACATATACGGCAGTATATGCTATAATAATAGTGTCAGGAGGACGGTACAAAAAATAAAGCCCCCGACAGAAAGGGAAAGACAATGACTGATAAAGCAAAAAGCGCGGCGCTGTTTGAACAGCACCGCCAAATGACCAAGGCGTGGGAAGCGCAAATGGACGTACTCGCCAAAGAAGAAAGCATCACCGACGAGGAATACGAACAGAAGCTCATGGAGCTTTACAAGCAACACAAAGAAAAAGCGGATGCGGTTTGGCTGAAAGCGTTCGCACTGCGATTTCCGAAGCGCAAGGGCTGGTTCGCGGAAGTTTTCGCGCCTTCGTTCGGGATTTGCGAAAACAAGAAACTTTCGCCGAAGCAAACACAAGTGTTCGTCGACTACTGCATCAGTGATGCGGATACATGGCGGAATGGCAATACGTACTGCCGGTTTGGCGACAAGCTGGTAACGCTCACTCGCCCGCGTTACGCAAATGGATGCGGGTACGTTACAATAAGGCAACTGTAAATGAATGGAGGGGAAAACACAGTGATGCTGACGCTGACGAAGGAAGAATACAGAGAGCTTAAAAAGCATGGTCGCCTTGAAAAAGATGGTTGCGTGTACAGCCACCTTGCAAAGCTGAACGGCGAAACGCTCGCAATCTGCGAAAGAGCAAACGATATGGACTACATCGTCGAGGTGAAGCGTGAAAAGTAACGGCTTGCAAAATCAATCATCCTATGCTACAATACCTCCGAAAGGGGTTGTAGCAATGCGGAAAGAATACTACCAAGGCGCGGCATCCGTCCGCGCGATGAAGAAGTATCGCGAAAAAGAAGGAATCAAGACGGTGCGCTTCGACGTTCGCGCTGGGAGCAAAGAGGCGCTGGAAGAAGAAGCAAAGCGCCGTGGTCTCTCGGTGGCACAGTTAATCGTTGATTCCGTAAACGCATACGTCGGGTGTGAAATAATTACCAACAGGAAACAATAATAGCATGGGGGCGCATCCGCTGGGGTGCGCCTTTTTTGTTGCTCAAAAAAGTTTGCAAAAAAATCTCGAAAAAATGTGATTTACCCCTTGACATATACGGCAGTATATGCTATAATAATAGTGTCAGGAGGACGGTACAAAAAATAAAGCCCCCGACAGAAAGAGGTAAGAATTATGAAGTTCGCGAGCATCAAGAAGGGCATCCGCATCACCGAGAAGATGGCGCAGAAGCTGGCTATCAACTGGTACTACGAAACGAAGAAATACTGCTACGAGTTGCAGTACGGGGACGAAACGATGGATGGCGACTACGAGCGCAGCATCGTTCGCTGGAAGAAAGGCGAAGAGTACAAGCCTTCCGAAGTCGTTGCAACGTTGGCGTGAACAGGAAGGAGGAGCAAGCAACATGTCAAACGAAGAAATCATCGTCAAGTCCGCCATCAGCGCGGGCATCTTCTCCGAAGAGGAAGCAGCTGCTTACATCATGAACGGGTTGCGCCTCCCGATTCACACCTTCTCCGAGTGGAAGAACCTCGGTTACATGGTCAAGAAGGGCGAACACGCCGCGCTGACCGTGAGCATCTGGAAGCCAAAGACGCGCAAGCAGAAAAAGGACGAAAAGACCGTTGACGCAAAGGAAGAGAATAGCGGGTTCTTCCTGACGACCGCATACCTGTTTACAAAACAGCAGGTGGAAGCAATCAAGCCCGCCTAATCGCAACAAAATGCCGCCTGAGAGCCACCGGAGCAATCAGGCGGCATAATTATGAGCAAAAACAAGCAAGCTGTTAGAACGCGAAATAGGCGGCATTACAGGCAATGCCAAAGAAGCAAAAACATATAGAAATAAAAAAATGAGAGTTATGAGAGTAATTTCCGTGATATAATGTAAAATGTAAAAGCAGCAAGAGAGGCGCGAGCAGTAATGCAAGCGTCTTTTTTGTTGGAAGAGGCGACTATGGAAGAGCTGCTCTTGCCTCTTCAGCGGCGGGATTTATGCGCGATGCGCTTTGTTGCGTTGGTGGGGACGTGACGGACGAAGAGGAGGGGAAAGTGTTGATTGACTGGAACGGCATCAAAATCGTCGAAACGGACTGTATGCTGCCGATTGACCGCGTGAAGCCATACGCGAGAAACGCAAAGCGGCATCCGCAGGAGCAAATCGACGAAATCAAGGCAAGCATCAAGCGGTTCGGCATGGACGACCCCATCGGCATCTGGGGCAAGGAAAACCTGATTGTCGAGGGTCACGGTCGGCTGGAGGCGTGCAAGCAACTCGGCATCCCAACAGTGCCGTGCATCCGCCTTGACCACCTGACGAAGGAAGAGCGCAAGGCGTACACACTGGCGCACAACAAAACCAACATGGACAGCGGTTGGGACTTTACGGCGCTTGACCAAGAGCTGGCGGAAATCGTTGATGTTGATATGAGCGAGTTCGGCTTCGGTGCATTAAATAGTTTCATCGAAGAAAACGAGCCTCCGAAAACATTTAAGGAATTTACTGGGGAGGAAGAAGTAAAGCATAAATGTCCGAGGTGCGGATATGAATGGAACTAATATTTATTCCGTTCCTTCTATGAAAGAAATAGATGAAATTCCGTGGAATGGATATAATGTAGTAAGCACATTCTCCGGTGGTGGTGGTTCTTGCCTTGGGTATAGAATGGCGGGTTACAAAATTCTGTGGGCAAATGAATTTGTCGAAGAGGCTCAAAAAACATATCGCGCCAATCATAACGGCACATATCTCGATACAAGAGATATTCGAGACATAAAGCCGGAGGAAATTCTTGAACAGACTGGACTAAAAAAAGGTGAGCTTGACTTATTCGATGGGTCGCCTCCGTGCTGCGCATTTTCCACAGCGGGAAAGCGCGAAAAGGGATGGGGAAAAAAAAGAGCATATAGTGACGGGAAAAGTCAACAGATAGAGAATCTTTTTCTTGAATATATTAGAATCCTAAATGGGTTGCAGCCCAAAACATTTGTAGCTGAAAACGTTTCAGGAATGGTAAAAGGAACGGCTGTCGGATATTTCCGAGAATATATAAAGTGCATGGAGCAGTGCGGCTACAAAGTAAAAGCGCAGCTAATCAATGCAAAATATTTAGGTGTTCCGCAAAGCCGCGAACGTATAATTTTCGTCGGTGTAAGAAACGATATAGGAATTATGCCTTGCTTTCCCAAACCCTATAATTATATTGTGCCGCTTGGGAACGCATTGAAAAATATTACAAACGATGAAAAAGAGATAAAGCAGCTTATCGAGGATGCGAATAAATACAAATGGGGAGAGATACTAAAAAAAATATCGAGAAACCAAAAAAAACCTATATCTGGTGCTTCCGTCGCAAATGGTTCATACTTCAATTTGATAAGAGAATCGCTGTATGCTCCATGCTCGACGATATGTCAGACAAACGGAAACTCCAGCACAGCTGGGAATTGCCATCCGGTAGAAGACAGGAAATTTACAATAGCGGAGCTGAAAAGAATAACAAGCGTACCCGACGATTTTGTTTTAACTGGAACATTTGCGCAAAGATGGGAGCGTCTCGGACGCATGGTTCCACCAATAATGATGCGCGAAATATCGAGAACAATAAAAGAAAACATTCTCGATAAATTATAAAAGGAGAAAAGCCATGAGCAAAATTGACAATATTATTCCAAAGGAAAAATGGCAATTCGGGAGAGATGTCGCGGAATGCTTTCCCAATATGCTTGAACGCTCCATTCCGGGATATGTACAGATGCGCGAATTAACATTTGCAGTAGGCGAAAAATATCTTAGGAAAGATGGGAAAATATCAAATATTGTTGATATTGGATGTTCAAACGGATTATCTATTTATCCGTTTTTGCAGAAATACGGAGCGCGTATTCGGAGTTTCCTTGTTGATAATAGTGATGCTATGATTGAAGCAGTGAACAAGGAATATTCCGGCTGGATTAGCTGCGGAGCAATGCAGACGTATTGTTGCGATATTACCAAGCAATACCCACAAACAATTGCTGACTTGACGCTTTTGGTTTTGTCATTGCAGTTCGTGCCAATCGAGGAACGTCAGCAGCTACTAAAAAAAATTTACAATCATACGGAAAAAGGCGGAGCAATAATCCTTGTTGAAAAAGTACAAGGAGAAGATGCGGAAATGGACGATTTGCTGACGGACTGCTACTATGCACAAAAACGTGCGAATGGATATTCCGATACACAAATCATCGAAAAACGCAGAAGTTTAAGAGGCGTTCTCGTGAACCTGAAACCTGAATGGAATGAAGAGCTTTTGAAAGGCGCTGGATTTACAAATATTCAGATGTTTTGGCGACACCTGAATTTTTGCGGGTGGGTTGCGAAAAAATGAGCGACGACCTCAACCTCGACATCCCGGAAATCCACCTTCCCGACACAATCGAACTTGACGACGACATAGACTTCTCCGTCGCTGACTTCTCCATCGTGGACGATGAAGAGCAGACGCGCATCCTAAAGCCCAAGATGGCAAAGTCGGCAATCTACAACAAGGCGGACTTTCAATACGCACGCGACCTTGCCGCAAAAATTTGTCTGGAACGCAACGCACGGACTACCTGCATCGTTCCGGGCAATTTCATTTTTGGCGACTTGCCGGAAGCACTTGTGATGTATCGCGGCATCGACCTCAAAACCATCTACTGTTCCACGTTATCGCTTTCCGAAAACAACGTGGACAGCTTCAAAAATCTGCTGCTTTTCCGAAACGTGGAGAAAATCAATCTGATGCTGTCCGGCTACTTCTACAGCCACTACAAAACGGATTTAATTCCGTACTTGTATGAGGAGCTGGACATCGACAACAAATTGCAAGTGGCGTTCACAAATACGCACATGAAAATCCTGCTGATGGAAACGCACAAGGGGAATCATTATGTGCTGACGGGGAGCGCGAATTTGCGGAGCGCATCGTGTCTGGAGCAGTTCGACTTCGAGGAGAACGAGGAGCTGTTTAACTTCTACAAGGAAGCGTTCGACAGCCTTATTGACAAGTACAAAACCATCGACTACACAAAACCCAAAATCGTAAGGGGGAATAAAGCATGGCAAGCGGTTCAGTGCGAAAGCTTAGGAACGGTTCGGCTTTGGCGAAGAAATCATCTGGCGCATACCAGCGCCGAGTAGCATACACCATCAACCGGCAGACAGGCGAAATCCGCAGGCAACCCAAGAGGTGACATGAATGCCGAGAGGAACTCATCCTAATAGCCTTGCAAACCTGCAAAAGGGGAAAAGGTTCGGGAGCGGGAAGGACGGGGCGACGAGTGACGCGAGGAAAGCGCACGAAAAAGCAACGCAGGCGCGCAAAGCAAATTTTACCGTCAAGGAGCTGATGCTCAATCTGCTTGACGAGCCGTTGCAAAATGGCGGGACGTTGCGAGAAGCACTTGTGAAACGCACCGTCAAAATGGCAGCAGACGGGAATTTACCCGCTTTTCAGTATATCATGCGGATTATCGGCGAAGACCCCGGAGACGTTGTGACCGTCAAAGCGCCGACGCTGTCCGAGGACGCGAAAGCAGACATTGACAAGCTACTGAAAGAAACGCGGGGAGAAGTAAAATGACGACGCTGACGCGGGATGAAGTGTGGAACATTTGGCGATACCATCCCGCCGCCGTCGGAAGAATGTGCGGATTTCGCGATTTGACGGACGAGCTTCACGGACGCTGGATGCAGCACATCATCTTCGGTGCGGACGATTACACGCTTCAAGCGCATCGTCTATCCTACAAGTCTTCCTGCCTTTCCGTAGCGCTGGCAATGTGGTGCGTCCTCAACCACGGGAAAAACGCGATTTTCATGCGGAAAACCGACAGCGACGTTGTGGAGAGCATTGCGCAAGCGAAAAAGGTATTCGACAACGAGGCTTTTTGCTACATGGCGCAAATCCTCATGCAGCAGGACGTGACGCTGCTGAAATCGGGCGGAAACTGCATGACGGTGAGCGTGTACGATTCGCCGCGTGGCGCTGACCAGCTAATCGGCATCGGCTGCGGGTCGTCTATGACGGGCAAGCACGCAGATTTGATTGTTTGTGATGACGTTGTAAACCTCAACGACCGCATCAGCCGCGCAGAACGAGAGCGCACCAAGGGCGTTATACAGGAGCTACGAAATATTGTCACCCGCGACGGACGAATCGTCTTCATCGGCACACCGTGGCACATCGAAGACGCGTTCACGCTGGTTGCGCCGCCGGAAAAGCACGACTGCTATACGACCGGGTTGATTGCGCCGGAGAAGCTGGAAGAACTGCGGAAGTCAATGTCGCCGTCGCTGTTTGCTGCGAACTATGAGCTGCGCCACATCGCCGCCGAAAATGCGCTGTTTGACACGCCGCCGACGTTCACGCCGGAAGCGGAAAAGCTGCGGGACGGCATCGCGCACGTTGATGCTGCCTATGGCGGCGAGGACTACACCGCGCTGACCTGTGCCAAGAGGGACGGAGATACGCTGTATTTGTACGGGCGTTTGTGGCGCAAGCACGTCGACACGCTGATGGAAGCACTGCAATCGGAGACGGAGCGCCTAATGTGCGCCCCGATTTACTGTGAAACAAACGGCGACAAGGGATATTTGGCGCGGGAATTGCGCCGCCGCAATATGGCAGTACGCGCATACCCGGAGAAAATGAACAAGTACCTAAAAATCAGCACATACCTCAAAAAGTGGTGGGGGAATATCGTGTTTTTGGAAGGCACGGACAGGGACTATATCGCGCAGATTATGGACTACACCGAGGACGCGGAACATGACGACGCGCCGGACAGCGCCGCGTGCTGCTGCCGGATTCTCGACAGGAGCGGCGCGAGTTTGTATGTTGGGGGGTGATACAGATGTTTACCAAAATCACATGGCAGGACTGGCAGAACGAGCCGGACAAGGGAAAGGCAACGCTGGCGGTTATTGGTGCATACAAGCACAGCGAGGACTTCGACAAAGCTGGAATCGCGCAACGCTACTACGAGGCGCAGAACGATACTGTTTCCGCGAAAGTCGTGCTACAAGCGACTACATCGGAGACGGAGCAGACAACCGCCGACGGGAAGAAGGTAAAGAAGAAAGCGACGGCAACGCAAGCAATCCCCGGACAGCGTATTTACAGCGATTTTTTCCGCCGCTTCACCATGCAACAGGCTAATTATCTGCTTGGCAATGGCGTGGAATTGGAAAACGACGCGATGAAGGGCAAGTTAGGCATCGGGTTCGACACGACGCTTGCGAAAATCGGACTGTATGCGCTGGTACATGGCGTGTGTTGGGGCTATTGGAACCTCGACCACGTTGAGATTCTGCGTGCGTACACGGACAAAAACAGCGGGTTCGTGGCGCTGCTGGACGAGCTGACGGGCGAACCGATGGTTGGCGTTCAGTTCTGGCAGATTGGCGACGACAAGCCGCTGATGGCGCGTGTATTCGAGCCGGACGGCGTGACGGTATACAAGACGCGCGAGAATGCCTCTGATTTGGAGGTTGCGCAGGAAAAACGCGCCTACAAGCGGACATACGCACGAGACATCACAGGCGAGCGCCTTGTGTCCGAGGAGAATTATAGCGCACTGCCGATTGTGCCGCTGTACGCCAACGACAAGAAGCAGACGGAGCTGACGCTTGCGATTCGCTCAAAAATCGACTTGTACGACATCGTACTTTCCGACTTTGGAAACAATCTGGAGAAAGCGAACGACGTTTACTGGGTGCTGAACAACTTCGGGGGCAACTTCGACGAGGTCGCGCTGATGTTGGAACAGATTCACCGTCTGAAAGCAATTGCGAACATTTCGGACGGCACGTCATCTAGCACAGTAACGCCGGAAACGTTTGAAGTGCCGTATGCCGCGCGCCAAACTGCGCTGGAACTGCTGGAACGGCAGCTATACCGCGATTATATGGCGCTGGATGTGTCGGAGCTGACGGGCGGCAGCCTGACGAATGTTGCAATCCGGGCGAGTATAGCGAACCTCGACCTCAAGGCGAACGCCTACGAATGGCAGTGCTTTGACTTCGTGCAGAAACTTCTGCGGATTCTGGGCGTTGAAACCGAAACAATCCGCTTCAAGCGTCAGACGATTGCCAACGAGAGCGAAATTATCCAGAACATCTACACAGCGCAGGGCGATTTGGACAAGGAAACGCGATTGAAGCTGAACCCGATGATTCTGCCGGAGGAAATCGACGACATCATCAAGCGTGGGGAGGAAGAATCGCTTTTGGGTATGCGGATGGCGCAACAGGCAATGCAGCAAACGGAGGGGGACGAACAGAATGCTTCTGATTCTGATGGTAATTCTGGCAGTTTTGGCAGCTAACAACGTGATTATCGTTCCGGGCTGGCTCTTGTGGTTTGGCTTCATCGTAGGGACAATTGCGTACATTGACGAACACGATTCGTTGTGGGAGAAAAAGCCGTGACGGACGTAGAGCGCAACGATTTGCGTGAAGCCGCGCTGCAAATGCGTATAAAGGCGATGTACCAAGAGGCGCTTGACATCGCCACGGAGCGCCTGAAAGACTTCTTGCGGAAAAAGCAGCAAGTGGACGATGGCAAGATAAAGCCGCCCGCATACTACGACACGCCCGAAAAGGTAGAGCAGTGGAAAGCTGGTTTTGTCCGGGAACTCATCCGCCAATATCGCGTGGAAGAAGTCATCATGGAGGAAATCTGCAAGGCAGGGAAACGGGCAACCGACGACATCCGGAACACGATGGGCGACGTGTACGCCGATAGCTTAGGAGAGGCGCAAACCGTCATCGAGGCGCAGGCAGACCGCGCGGGTGTAAAGGTGTCGTTCGCGCAGCCCAACAAACGCGAAATCAAAGCGATTTTCGCCGCGAACGAAACAGCATTCACGAAGCTGGCGTACAAGAATCTGGGGCAGAACACCGAAATTCGCCACAAGCTGCAAAACGCGCTGGCGCTGTCATCCACGCTGGGCGAGGACAGGAAGAAACTGATGAACCGCATCAGCGACATCACAGGACAGAGCGAGTGGCAAGCGCGGAGAGTAGCGCAGACGGAACGGACGCGCTCACAGAGCCAAGCGAGTTATGCCGCATCGCAGGAAGCAGCAGACCAAGGCGTAACGGTCTACAACAAGTGGTTCTGCCGCTTCCAGAATAGCCGTGAAGCGCATATGGCGCGACATGGAAAGATGGCGAAGCAAGGCGAATGCTTTCCGAACAGCAATATCCGCTTTCCTGGCGACCCGAACGGCAGCGCAGCGGAAACAATCAATTGCTACTGCATGATTATGCCGAAAGTCATCCTATCCACCGAGTATGTGGACGAAGACGGCAACATCCGAAAGAAGGAAAAGGAATGAACGGGTTAGTAGATCACACGCCGGAAATCAGCGAAAGGCTGAAACGCGCAATGGAAATTGGGCTTTTGGCAGTCGGACAAGAAGCCGTCGGCATGGTACGCGAGAAGATGGTTACTGGCTATGAGCATAAGGTGTACGACACTGGCAATCTGGCGAGAAGCATCACCGCCGACATCGACCCCGATAACAACGAAGTAACAATCGGCACAAACGTCGAGTACGCGCATTATGTACACGATGGACACGCTGGACACGCCGTTTTCTTCCCCAAGCTGGGCGACAAAGGCGAGTTCCGCGTCATGCCGGGAGGGTACACACCCGGCAGACCGTTCATGACGGACACGTTCGCAGATTCCGCAAACGCGGAACGCCTTGTGGACATCATGGCGGATGTAATCAAGCAGAATATGGACTAATTACAGCAACATCAGCGCATGGCAAAGCACCGCCGTGCGCTGTTTGCATATATGCGGGAAAGCAAAGCACCGCATTTCCGCAAACAATCAAAGGCGTAAAGCACCGCGCCCCGAAGCAAAGGAGATTGAATCATGAACATTCTCACACGAAAAAACCTGAAAGCCCTGAATGTGCCTGATGAAGCAATTGACGCGATTGTGGAAGCCCACAGTGACGCAATCAACGACATCAAGGCAGAGCGCGACAAGTACGCGGAACAGGCGAAGCAGATTGCAGCGCTGACAACGGAGCGTGACACGCTCAAGCAGCAGCTTGCCGACGCGAAGAAGAGCGGCGGCGACGCGCAGAAGATTCAGGAGGCGTTCGACGCCTACAAGCAGCAGGTGGAAACGGAGAAGAAAACCGCGACGTTGACAACCGCCGCGAAAAAGCTGCTGACCAGCAAGGGGATGCAGGAGAAACTTGCAGACCTCGTGATGGCAAAGCGCGGACTGGATGGCATCGAACTCGACGACAAGGGCGCAATCAAGGACGGCGACAAGCTGATTGACGCGCTCAAGGGCGAGTATGGCGACCTTTTCTCCACGCAGCAGCAGCAAGGTACACCTACCACAACCCCGCCGAGCGGCGGCAATGCCACGCACGGCAGCGGACGCGCCGCAGCACTGGCGGCGAAGTACGCGCAAGATATGTATGGCGCAGTTGCGCCGGAAGGAGCAAATAAATGAGCTTTACCAGCAAGGCAACCGGGACTGTTTACCAGCCCGGTTATTTTCTTGAGAACGCGGAAGATGCAATCCGCGAAACCAAGCAGATTAAGCAGTCGGGCGCTACCACCGCCGAAAACGGCGCGAAGTACGTCAAAATGGGGACTGTTTACCCCGCGAACGACGGCACTGCCGTCGGCATCGTGTACGAGGACGTGGACGTTACCAGCGGCGATATGCCCGGCAGCGTCGTGACGCGCGGCACGGTTTACGAGAGCCGTCTCCCCGCCGAAATCAACAGCACCGCCAAGAGCGCGCTGACGAAAAAGGGCTTCTACTTCATCGCCGCCGAAGCCGCGACGGTTCGCCCGTACTGACGAAAGGAGAATACTATGCAGATTCCGTCTTTTGAGAACAATATTTTCGGTCTGATTCCCAAGGAGGAGTGGCTGGACGTTGGCTTTAACGTCAGCCGCCCGAACGACCCGGTTGACGCGCTGTTTCCCGACGAATACAGTGAAAATCTCGTGGCTAAGTGGCAGGAGATTGCCAACCAGTACCAGCTTCCCGTGATGGCTGACTTCCACAGCTTCGACAGCCGAACGAACATCGCCACCCGCATCCCCGTCGATACGCACAGCATCGAGAAGGGACTGATTAAAGTAAAGATTAACCAGTCCGAGCGTATGCGTGCGCTGCTGCGTTCCGGCGTGCAGAATGACGCTATGTATGACTACGTTATCCGTGACGGCATCATGCTCGCCGACCAAGTTGTTACGCGAACCAAGGTTGCGAAGAACGAGGTTCTGGCGACTGGCAAAATGACCATCAAGGAAAATGACCTTGACCTGACTATCGACTATGGCGTGAAGCCGGAACAGACGGAATTCACGTTCGACTTCAGCGAGGACGCGGACATTCCTGCACAGATTCAGTTCGTTGTTGACACCGCGCTGGACGCTGGCACGACGCTGGACACCATCGTAACGAGCCGCAAGGTTATCAACAAGATTCGCGCAAACAGCGCAATCCAGAAGCGCATCAACGGCACGTTGAGCGAGGGCGCATATGTAAGTAACGCCGCGCTGAATACGTTCTTCTCCACGGAGTACGGCATCAACCGCGTTATCACTAACGATTTGCAGTACGCCATTGATGGCGGCATCGGCGCGGACGGGCGACCGATTCGCACCACGAAGCGCTATTTCCCGCAGGACAAGATGACGTTCATCGGCACTGGCAGCGCCATGACGCGCATCGGCGCGGGCTTGTGGGGACAGACCCCGGAAGAAACGGTCAACACCGCGAACACCGGGCTTAACGTCAACCAGTCCGGTCAGCACCGCTATGTCATGGTGTCGCAGTGGGTGGAAAATGACCCTGTTGTGCTTTGGACGCGGGCATCCGGCTTGTTCATGCCTGTTATCTTCAACCCGCAGAGCATCTGGATTGCGACTATTACGGACGCGGCGACGGGGCAGTTGACGGTCTCCTCTGCCGCTAGCACGGGCAAGGGCAACACGACGCTGACTGTCAGCCCCGCGAAGGAATCCAGCTCCAACCTGTACAAGGTTAAGTCCGGCACGACCGCGCCGACTGCGACTTACGGGCAGAATGTCCGCACTTGGAGTAACTGGGACGGCACGTCCGACCTTGCGATTGCGACGGGGCAGAAGGTGACGGTTGCGGAATGCACCAGCGACTACCGCGTAATTCGTTCCGGCAGCGCGACGGTGACGGCGGCGACCTAATGGAGGTGGGAACATGGCTGTGACGCTGGAAATGGCAATGCGCGAGTGTAACAACTTTTTTGAGCGTTGCAAGTACACGGGAGAGATTCGCATTTTGGGCGGTAAAATCGTTCCTGATGTAGGTTCGCCCTATGTATACATCAGCGGCAGCGCGCGGAACGACGGCGTTCACAGCCTTGTTTCTGGCGCAATGGAGGATGCGGACGGGGAGGAAACTTTCGACGGCACGTTGTGGTTTCTGTACCCGCCGCGCCCGTTTGTTGAGATTGCAAAAGAGTGCGCGGAGTACGAGACGAAAAACCCAACGGGGGCATACACCTCGGAATCGTTCGGGCATTACAGCTATTCGCGGGCGACTGGCAGCAACGGCGTTGTGACGTGGCAAGCGGCATTCGCGGACAAGCTGCGCCCGTATCGGCACATGTACACGGAGGTGGGCTGATGGCGTGGAGTGATTTTCTGGATGACGCTTGCATCGTCGATAAGCGCACGGAATCCGACGGCATGGGCGGCATCGTTGTCACATGGGCAGACGGCGCGCCGTTCCGTGCTGGATTCATCCGCAACAGCAGCACAGAAGCCCGAATTGCATACCAGAACGGCATCCGCGAACTTTTCACCATCGTGTTTTCCGATATGCTGGAACTGCTTCCGAACGACCGCGTGAAGCGGATTTCCGACGGCAAGGTCTTCCGCATCACATCCGACGCGCGGGATATGACAACGCCGGAGCAGAGCGATATGCACTTCCAGGAGGCTGACGCGGAGGTGGTGACGGCGTGATTGACTTGCAGCGGAAACTATACAAGTTTTGGAACAGTTTCACCTACGAGGGCAAGCCAATTCCCGCGTATGTTGAGGACGCAGTGCCGGCTGAGGCGTCATTTCCCTACTTTGCGTTTCAAGTGCAAGAGGGGGACGTCTTCGGAAAGTCTACAATGATTTGCACACTGTGCTGTCAGGCGGAAAACGGAAGCAACGTAAACTTGCAGCGCGCAGCAATCCTCGACGAGGTTCGCCGCGCCATTCCGCCGGAGGGGACGACAATCTACTGCGACGATGGCTTTATCACCCTGTACCGCAACAATAGCAACTTTTTCCGCCTTGAAGTGGACACAACGCTCAAAAGCGTCTGCTATGGACGGATTTATTACGAAATCGTGACTTACTACACCTAACAGGAGGTAACAAAATGACGACTGGTCTTCGGGCAAGCACCTTTGAGAACTTGCAGCTCAATGCCGGGATGTTTCTCGCCAATTTTGACTATTCCACCGCCACGGACGCGGCGACGCTGGGCGCGCTGCTGAAAACGGAGCGCGAAAAGACAAGCGGCTCTGCGCTGATTGGCGCAACGCGCGGCGGCGGCACGTTCGTCTGCACGCCTAACACGCGCAGCATCGAGGCGGACGGCAAGCGCGAGGAATGGAAAGGCAGCAGCGTCAATGATGGCTGGACTATCAAGCTGACGACTACCCTGCTTGAAATCAATGCCGACAACCTTAAGCGGTCTTTCGGCACTGCCGACGTGACGGACACGGAGAAGAAGCACACCATTAAGATTCGCACCGACATCAAGGACGCGGACTATATTGATAGCCTCGTCTGGGTGGGCGACACCTCGAAGGGCTATGTGCTGATTGCCATCAAAAACGCGCTGAACACGGCGGGCGCAACGCTGACGTGGACGGACAAGGGCGAGGGCACTATTCCGGTGGAGTTTACCGCGCATCAGGACGGTCTGGAAACCGACGGATATGCACCTTGCGAGGTTATTTTCTTCGACCCCGCCGCCTAACAACACGCGGCAGGGTTCGCGCCCTGCCGCACTTTCGTGAATTTTGAGGAGGAAAACGCATGAATACCGCAACCGCATTTGAGCAGATGGCGAACGCCATTCCCTATATCGACAAACTGGTAAACAGCAAGGAAATGAAAGCCTTCGTGGAAGAAAAGAGCAAGGGCGACGTTGTCGGGCGCGACATTCTGATGAAGATGCTGCCGATTCTGTACGCAAAACATCCCAAGGAAACAATGGGCATTATCGGCGCGATGCATGGCAAGACGGCGGAGGAAGTCGCAGAAATGGACTTCACCGAAACCGCCGCCATGATGGACAAGGACACACTCGATTCGCTGTTTGCTTTTTTTCCCTTTGCGCTTCGTCTGGGGTGCATCATGTAATCCCTGTGTTATACAAATACCGCCCGCAAAACGTTCACGCGCTGGGTGTGCTTCTGGCGCACGAAAAGCAGGAGGAAGCAAAACGTTGCTACATGGCTAATATGGCGTGGATGACGGTTCTTGCTATTTCGTCGTTCGGCGGCGCGAATCTGGAAATTCCGTCATACAGCGACGTTTTCGGCGAAGAGAAGAACGAAACAAAGCAAAAAACAGCAGAGGAAATCTGCGACGATATTATAAACGGACTAATGGCGAGGGGAGGTGCAGAAGATGGCGGAAGCATTTGAGCTGTACGCAAGTTTCAAGATTGATACAAGCGGATACACGCAAGAGCTGAACAAAATCCGGCAGGAAATGGAGCAGTTTCAGCAAGAGCTCAACAGCCTTGCTATTCATCCGACGTTTGACGGTGGACGTTTTCAAGCAGAATTGCAGCAAGCGCAACAGCAGTCCACGCAGGCGACGGAAGAAATCAAGCGTTTGCAGCAGCAAATCCAGTCTTTGCAGCAAGCCGCAGACGGCGGCGGTTCTGGCGATTCGGGCGGCGGTGTGCTGAGCGGATTTTTGAGCAGCCTTGATGTGATTGGCGATATTGCAAGCGGACAGTTCCTTGCCAACATGGCAGTAAACGGCATCAATAGCATTATCGACGGCGTCACGGGGTCGATTGATGAATCAATCGGGCTTGCGTCCGACCTTGTGGAGACACAGAACGTTGTTGATGTGACGTTTGAAGATTCCGCGTCCACCATTAACAAGTGGGCGCAGGAGGCGCTGAACGCCTACGGCATCACGGAAACCAAGGCAAAACAGTATTCATCCACGCTGGGCGCGATGTTGAAATCTATGGGCATTGCCGATGACCAAGTGCTGCAAATGTCTATGGACATGGCGGGGCTGGCGGCGGATATGGCGTCGTTCTACAACCTCGACCACGACACGGCATTTGAAAAAATCCGCTCCGGAATTTCCGGGGAAACTGAACCGTTGAAGGCGCTTGGCATCAATATGTCCGTTGCGAACCTAAACGCCTTCGCCCTCGAAAAGGGCATGAATAAGGCGTTTGATAAAATGTCGCAGGCGGAACAGGCGACGCTGCGCTATCAATATCTGCTGGAAGCCACAAAGGACGCGCAGGGCGACTTTGCGCGAACCGGGGACAGCTTCTCCAACGAAATGCGCAAGCTGCAAACGAACCTCGACCGCATCAAGACGGAGTTCGGCAAGGGTCTGCTGGGCGTTGTAACGCCCGCGATTTCGCTGCTCAACAACGTGCTGTCGGATAAGTCATACCAGCAAACGGCAATCGAGAAAATCTATTCCGAACGCGACGAATCGCTGTTTGATGCAGAAGTTGCATACCAGCGCTCGCTCACAATCGTTGATTCCATGCGGAGTATAGAGGATGAGAGCGGCGACGCAGTAAAATCCACGGAGGAATGGCGCGCCGCGCTGGAAGCCTTGAAAGACGTTATGCCGGGTTTGTCACAGTACGTCGACCTTACAACGGATGCAATCATCGGCAACGATGAAGCCATACAGAATTACGTTGACACATTGCATGGAGTAACGAAATACAACAGCTACGAACAAGCGGAATCCGATGCGCAGAAAAGATATGATGATTTGCAGACGCAAATCGCGGAGAAAGAAGCGGATATTGCCAAAAGGGAATTGCTCATTCAAAGCAGCGACGAACTACAAAAACTATACGACAAGCGCGTAGAAGACGCATGGCGCACATACGCACAACGATATGGCTACGAGCCTGACTACCAAACGGCTCGTAATATGCCAGCAAGCTATGTGCGAAGTTATGCCTATGCAACCGGCACCACCGCAAATCCGCACGCCAATCTGGGAGGACTTGTCACAGGGCTGAACGCTAAGCAAATTTACTATTTCGACCTTTTTAGAAACGCACAGAACGCCGCGAAAGACCCGCTTGCACAGGAAAAAGCGGAGCTTGAAAGCGAAAAGGAAGAACTTGCAGAGCTTGTTCCGCAAGCCGAAGCAGCAGCAGTCGCACTGGACGCTGTAAAGAAAAGCCGGGAGGAATATGTAAATAGCCCGGAAGGGCGCAAGGCAAAACTAAATTCCGACTTCAAAGCCGCCGTTGACGCAGAGATGAAAGCCCTTGACGACCTTAAAACCGCGCTGAAAGACGTGGATACCTACCGCGCGGACACGCTGAAAAAGGCGCAGGAAGCTTACAAGGGCGTTGCGTCGGGCATGGGCTACATGGTAACGCACACGCAGGAAGAAATGAAGAAGCTCCTCGATACCGATTACAGCAAGGAAAACGTGCTTAGTTGGTACGGCACGAATGCGGATGCGCTACACGCCTACAATGATGCTTTGCAGCAAGCCGAAGCGGCTGGCGTTGACGTTGGCATTTTGTCAGGGCTTACTACATACTCCCGCGATAACGATGCGTACCTTTCGCGTCTGCTGAACCTAACGCCGGAAGAAATCAAGCAGCTAAATGCAGACTACCAGCGCGCCCGCGACGAAGAAAACGCGATGGCGGAAACCAAAACGCGGCTGGCGCTTGCGGACGATGAGACGTATCAGGCGATGCTGGAAACCGTGCAAAAGTCGCTCGAAGCGTTTGAGCAAAAGGACGAAATCGCGGCATACATGGCGGAAAATAACAACTCGTTATTAGCTGGCATTGACAAGATGCGCAAGACGCTGGAAGCGGAAATCCCCGGCATAAACGCGCTTCTCGAACAGTTGGGGTTCAAGCAGATTGATTATAAAATAAAAGATAAACCGTGGGTTCATGACTATGGTGGGGCGCGTGCTGGCTATGCTGACCTGTTCGCCGACGTTGCAAAAGATAAAAACGCCTTTAATAAAGACGAAGCAAAAGCGCTACATGCGATAAAGGCACGAGCGCGAAGCGGCTATGCGGACATGATTGAAGATGGGCTAATGCCCGACGACATCAAAGCCCGCGCGCAGCGGTGGAATCGGCTCGTAGAAATGAAGACGCAGGAAATGAACGACATCGTTGACATTTTGGAACAGCGCATGGAGGGAAACCAGCGTCAGCGGGAAGCCGAAGAAGCGGAGCAGTGGAACAATCGAGCAACAAAAGATATGCCGCCACTATATATGATGGACACGATTATTGCCAACGCAGCGCACCCTAAATTTGTGCCGAATACATACATCGGCGCACCTTCGAGCGAACAGCAAGAAAAAACAACGGGCGGCAATGTTTTCTCCGCCATCGAAAGCGCCATTGACGCAGCAAAAGAAATCGAAAGTAGAACGATACAGGAAGATTTTGTAACGCAGTCTATTTTCAATGCGCTTGGAGAAATGATGGAGAACTACAAGAAAAGCCTAAGAAACAACAGCGCACCCAACATTTTTAACAATAGCGACGGCGTTCTTTTTGTGCAAGTAACAAACCCGAGCGAAATTGCGAACGCTGTTTCTGGGCTCCCGCCAACAACCATCAATAACACATTCAGCGTGGACGGCAAAACCGTCGCAACGGAGGTTGCTCCCATTGTTAACAAGATAATCGGCAGGGGCATCCGTGGAAATCTGATGGAGGTGGCGCGATAAATGGTAACACGATACCGCGCGTGGATGGGTGAGGAAGCGCTGGAAGACCTCGACCCGTCCATTATCATCATCGACATTTCGGAGGACGCGCCGAAGGAAGCCGTGACAACCGAAGCACGCCCCGGCGGGGGAATGTACCTCACCGGGCAGCTTCGGCAGTCCATCACGGTAACAATCGCCGTGGAAATCCACGAAGCAAACACCATCCACAGGCAGCTTGTCCTCGGTAAAATCATGCGCTGGGGCAGCGGTGGACAGTACCTGCGCACGTCATACCGCCCGGAACAGCGATTATACATCGACAGCATCGAGGCGGCGAGTGTTTCCGCGCTCAAATGGACGGATACGCTGGAAATCAAGCTGACGGCGTACCAGCGCCCGTGGTGGGAAGAAGCAACTGTTTCCAAAATGGAAACAGTTGAAGCAAGCAAGAGCGGCATCCTGACGGTTTTCAACCGCGGGGAAATGCCTTGTCCGCTGGAAGCCGTTTTTGTGGCAATCGACCCGCTGACAAACGTTGCAATCAGTTGCGGAAGCGAAAAAATCGTGCTGACGAACATCAGCGTGAAAACGGGCGAGGAAATCCGCATAGCACACGACGATAACGGCATCCAGCAAATCACGGCAGCGGGGGCATCCGCGATGGGCAACCGAAACGGACAGTCTGCCGATGAAATCACGCTAAAGCCCGGAATTAATAAAGTGTCGTTCATCGGCGACGGGCTTTTGTCGCTGACGGTCACAGCGAGGGGGCGGAAATATTAACTACAAAGCATACGGCACACCGCAGGAAGTAACACTAACGTCAAAAACAAAGTGTTTCCTTGTTATCAATTACGATAAAGACGACCCAAACGGTTGGAAAATGGAGGAAGGATATCCAACAATAGGGAGAGCGAAGGTCACGTTCCCGGTTGTGCTCCCGGCTGATGCAGTGATTACATCCGCACGAGTGCACGCAGACTTCAAGCGCGACTCTTGGGGAAATCAGCGGAAACAGGACGTGAACGACATCCACGTTGACGAAGCCGGATTTGCAACGGTGACGCTTCCTGATGGCGCAAGCACTGCGTCGCTTACTGTAACGCTATCTTTCCAGCTTTGGGATAGAGTTTACATGGATACAAAGGAGCGGACTTTTAACGTAGACGTTAGCGATATCTACCTCACAATCGACTACGTTTCCGGCATCATCCCCGACCCGGACGCAAGCAAGGCGTACACCAACAACGTCCGCTTGCCGCGTCTGCTGGACAAAAATCTGCGGGAAATCAAGCGCTTGCGCCCGTCTTCGCTGTCTTTGTCGCTGACAATCGACGACATTTCCACCGCAAGCATGACGCTCGTGGACGGTACATGGATGGACGCAACGCAGTTTGTGGAGCTATACCACATCGGCGGCAGCGTCGGCATCTTCCGCTTGCGCTCGGACACGCAGACATACAGAAATTACGCAACACAGGAAATCAACCTCGACCACGCTATTTCCACGCTGATGGACGGGCTTCTTCCGGAGCAGCTAAAAATAGGCAGTGCATCCGTTGACGCGGTTGACGTGCTGGCACAGCTTCTCACCTACCAGCCGGAAACACGCTGGCAGATGGGAACGTGCGAGTTATCGCAACACCTCACATACGACTTTGACGCGGGAACGAACATCTGGACAGCAATCAACAACGTCAAGAACTTGTCGCCCGCAGAAATGATGTGGCAGTACGACTTTTCCACCCATCCGTGGACGCTCAATCTCGTTAATATGCCAAACACCGTCTCCTGTGAAGCGCGTTTTAACGGCGCGCTAACCAGCGCAACGGTCAGCACCGACCGCGACGACCTTGTGACTCGTATGTACGCATACGGTAAAAACGGCATCACCGTTGGCACGGTAAACGATGGCAAGGACTACATCGACGCGGACACCATCGACGAGTGGGGCATCGTGTGCGGCAAATACTCCGATAACAGCATCACGGACAAGGAGACGCTGCTGGAGAACGCAAAGAAGAAACTGGCGAAAAAGAAAACCCCGCCAATTTCCATTGACGTTTCCCTTGTGGAGCTGTCCGCCATCACGGGATTACCCTACGACCATTTCCGGCTGGGGAGCATCTGCCGGGTTGCAATGCCTAAATTCGGGCGCTGCTACGATGAGCGCATCCTGACACTTAACGCGGACAACGTGCTGCTTGAGCCGCAAAAGGTAAAAGTCACCATGTCAACGGAGGGCAAGAGCGTCAGCGGCATCATCGAGGCGCTGGGCGGCAAGAGTGGACTTATTTCCGCCGGAACGGAATAAGGAGGACACATGAATGAGTTAAATTATACTTGCAACCTGTCTGCCGGGTTGCGGATGACACCGCTTAAAGCGGCGCTCGTGCAAGGCGAAGCGAACGCCCACAAGATGAAAATCGCGTTTGAGAAGGACGGCGCGCCATACAGCATGGATGCGGGCGCAACGATTGTCGGCAGCTTTATCAGGCTGGATAGCGTCGCAAGCACGGACGATAACCCGACAATTCTTTTGCAAGGCGCGGTCAACGACGGCGTGGCATCCGTGACGCTTTCCGCTGCTTGTTACGCGGTTGTTGGGCGTTTCCGCCTGATGGTCACGGCGACGGTCGGCGAGGACACGACGGCTATCTTGTGGCTTGAGGGACGCGTCGCGACGGGGGCAACCGGGACGGTGTACGACCCGGATAACGTCATTCCCGACATTACAACGGTGCTTGCAAAAGTGGAAGACTGCAAAAACGCAGCGGCAAGCGCGAATGCAGCGGCAGAAAGCGCAACATCCGCAGCGCAGCAGTTTCTGGGGAAGTACATCACGGACGAGGAAAAATTGTTACTGCTGGAACTGCTGCAAATGGCGGCGTATCGCTCAAACACTGCTGCACAAAATTATAGCAAACTATATGCAGCGTGGAAGGACGATGTATCAGCGCTTGAGGCACAGCGTCCGCGAATCGTTAGCGTTGAAGCGGACAAAACGACAATCGCCGTCGGAGAAAGCGTGACGTTCACGGTGACGCAGAAGAACGCGGCATCAATCCGCTTCCTTGTGGACGGCGCAGTAAACGAGCGAATCTATGACGTTCAGCAGGAAACGATAACATTCACAAAGCAGTTTCAATTTACCGGGAGCGGAACGTGGATTGTTGCATTCCAGGCGGTTGACGCGAGCAGCAACGTCGGACTGGAATCGGATAGTATCATCATCACAATTAAGGAGGCGGCACAAAATGGCGTGGAATCTAATCCGCAGGAATAACGGCGAGACTATCCACACGGACTATGTTGAGTGGATGTTGGATAACGCCGCCGACATCTCCAATGGCACAGAACCGGGGAAGTCTGGAAGCATCGGCAGTCTGGCGTACACCGCCGGGTTCGGCTCGATGTGGCAGAAGGACGCGCAGGGCGCGTGGGTGAAATTGGGAGGTGGCAACTAATGGTTGATGCAAGCACGATTGGTGTGATTCAGGCGCTTTACGGCACAGGCGCAAACGGTGGGATTCCTACGCCGCTGGTGACGGACAAGACGCTGGCGCTGGAGAACCGCGCGGCGGACGCGAAAGCTGCTGGCGACGCTATCCGCGCGGTCACGAATACCGCCAACACGCTTTCCGCGCGCGCGAATGTGTTATCTGGCAGTATGTCCGGCGCGTCGATTACTGCGACGGATTCTTTCGCCGCGCCTTTTGTCGGCTTGCGCGTCTGCGGCAAAAGCACGCAGGACGGTACGCCGACCCCGACCGCGCCCGTGCCGATTGTCAGCGCGGGTGACGGCGGAACGGTGGTGGTCACGGTGTCGGACGGCGCGAATAATTCGCAGACGCTAACGCTGCAAACGCCGAACGCGCTGCCGGGCATCCCGGTCACATCCGGCGGAAACTACACGGACGAGAACGGGCAGCAGTGGGTGTGCGATGAGGTGGACTTGGCGCGCGGGGTGCGCGTGCAGCGCATCACCAAAATCAAGGTGACGTCTTCGCTCAACTGGCAGACGTCCGGACAAAAGGTTGATAGATACTTTGCTTGGTTCGCTGGCACTTCTGCGACAAATGTTCTTTGTACGCACTTTTCCACCACCGTAGGTTCGGAAGCTGTCGGCGGCGCTATCGCAAACCAAAACAACCTCATCGGCTTTGCCTATGCGCAAAAAGGCACATCAACACTTGATGAATTCAAAGCATTCCTCGACGCGAAAGATGTGTATGTTTGGACATCGCTTGCAACTCCCGTCGAAACCGCCCTTTCCGCTGCTGAAATTGCCGCGTACAAGGCGCTGACCACCTACGCCCCGACGACTACCATCAGCGTTACTGATGGCGCTGGCGCAGAAATGAAGTACCAGCGCGACGTGAATATCGTAATCAAAAATCTTGAGGATGCGGTTGCGTCCATGACGCAAAATTAAGGAGGTATCTTTATGGCTATCAACAGTAAGGCACGGCACGATTTGACGCTGCGCGCAATCAAGCGCGAGATTTCCGCGGGGCGCGATGTGGCATTTTGGCTCGATAAGGCGTACACGCACCTTGACAACGGGCTGTTTAATGAGGATGACATCGCGGAAGTCGAGAAGCTGGCGCAGGCGTACTATGATTCGCTGGACGCGGCGGAAAATGAGGAAGAAGCGGCAACAATCTAAGTTGCGCGCAAGTTGCAATTGGTAGCAAGTTAGTTGCAAGTTAGTACCAAGTTAGTACCAAGTTTGAGGAGGTGTCATCATGCCCAAAATCGCAGTATCCGCCATTCTGGGCGACTTCCAGCGGATGCTTGACGAGCACTGGAAGTATACGGCTGGCGCAGCGGAGACGGGAAACGTTGACTGCTCCGGCGCGTTTGTCTGGTCATACCGTCAGCACGGGCAGAGCATCTACCACGGCAGCAACCGCATTGCGCGGACGGAAATTGTTGAGCTTGTCCAGATTTCTGCCGCAAAGCCCGGAATGGCTGTTTTTAAGTGCCGGAATCCGGGTGATTCGCGGTATGCCTTGCCGTCTGGCTACAAGCAGGGCGGAAAATACTACAACGGCGATTTGAGGGATTTTTACCACATCGGGCTGATGGGTGAGGACGGCAAGGTTCTCAATGCGCAGAGCAGCGCAACGGGCTTCGTCGCTTCACCCGTCAAGTCGTGGACGTGTGCAGGATACCTCAAAAAAGTCGAATATAAGGAGGATACACCAATGGTGGATGATAGCAACGATGTTATTTGCGTCGGACTCGTGACAGCGCAGAGCGGCAGCACGGTCAATCTTCGCGCAGAGCCGAGCAAATCCGCAAAGGTGCTGGAAAAAGTTAAAATCGGCACTTCTGTCAACGTCATCGGGAATAGTGGCGGTTGGCTTCACGTCGAGACGGAGACGAATCAGGGCTACATGATGGAGGAGTTTGTCGATGTGGGTATTTCCAAAACGGAAACACCCACGTTCTCTGAGCTTGCGGAACGCATCGAAAAGCTGGAGGAACGCGTCACAGCGCTGGAAGGTGGTGTCGGCTGACATGGAAAACCTCACCACCGATAAGCTGATTCTGGCGCTGGGCGTTATTCTCGTCCTGCTGGGAGCATACAATACATTTTACACCGCGCGAAAAAATGCGCGGGATGAACGCAAGAGACAGGAGCAGCCAACAAACGCGCTGGCATCCAGCGTATCAGACATCAATCGCAAGCTGGATACGGACAAGCGCCGACTTGATGGGCACGAAGAGCTCATCGGCGGCTTGCGTGACGGACTGATGGTAACGTGCGCCGGAGTACAGGCACTTTTGGAGCATGAGTTACACAACGGCAACGCCGACGAAATGACGGCGGCAAGCAGGGAAATTGATAATTGGTTGATGGGCAATGCCCTAAAGGGAGGAAATGCAAAATGAGTGAGAATTTGAAGCGCAAACTGACAAGCCGCAAGTTCTGGGCGGCGGTTGTATCCTTTGTAACCATGCTGATTATGGCATTCGGCGTGGCGGATGAAACCGCAACACAGGTCGGCAGCATCATCATGGCGGGTGCTACGGTTATCGCCTACATCATCGGCGAGGGCATGACGGACGCGGCTGCGGTCGCGGATGGCAAGGATAAAACGAAGGAGTAACGCATGAGCCGCGAAGTCGTATGGACAAAAGCGGTTGTTGATGCTTTTGTGGATGAAGCCTGTTTGTCCGATGAAGAAGAGCTGATTATTAGGTCGCGGGCGAAAGGCTGGACACGCACAAAGCAGTCGATGCAGTACAATATGAGCATTCGCAAGATTGACTATATTATACACACGCTAAAAACCAAGTACGACGAAGCGCAGAAATACTCCGAGATTTTACCCAAGCGGAATACAAAGAAAGCCGGGACGTAATGTCCCGGTTTTTTTTGTTGTGCACTATTCTTGCGCCTGACGCTTGCACTCAACTATTATGGCGCGAGAATTTCTCCACTGGTTGTGTACTGCCATTGCAAATATATTTCTTTGTTTTTGCCGAGGATAAGGACACCTGCAAGCGCCTTATTGTGTACATCCGCACACCAAGCACCAATCTCTCTGCCTAAATAATATGGGTAGCCGTCAATGCGCTTTATGTGGTGTTCTGGATTCTTCTTGATAAATGCCTCGAACAAAGCATATACTTCTTCGCGCGTAAAATCTTCTTCGCAATAGTCAAGGTTCATGTTTTCCATGCTCTCTTCTCCTTTTGCTTAATTGTGGGGTTGACAAACTAAAAATGATGTGGTACAATCACGGTGTCACCTGTTTCGGCAGGTGTGGAATTGAAACAGTACAAATATCATGGTTTTAAGGGAAAAGCGTCGGCTTCGGTCGATGCTTTTTTCTTTTCTCTACATTTTCGGATGCGCTTGGCATTTTCGCTGTCCGGGGCAAGGCAATATCCGCCTTTTGTATATGGCAGATGGGAAAGGATGGTGTTCGGCGCTACGCCAAATTTCCGCGCTGCATCTTCCAGATTATCTCCTGCTTCGATGGCGGCAGCTATGGCGGCATCGTAGTCGCTCAAAATGCCGTTGTCGATGAGGATGCGCCGCACACGGTATTCGGATAGTCCTAATTCGCGGGCAACCTGCTTCCTGGAATGCATTTTGTTGTATAGCTCGATGATGTAGGCTATATCTTTCATGGTTAGCTGCTGCATGGGGCTTCCTCCTTAGTCCCAAACGTGTTCATCACAGTAGTCCTCCCATTCCTTTTCCATTTCGGCGATAACTTGTGTGTAGTCCTCGCCGTCGATGATGCGTCCACGCGCCTTGCGCCCGGCGGAGGATTTCGCAACGTTGCTTGCGCTGGAATAGGCTTCCGCTTGAAGCATGGCAGCAGCTTTCGGGTACTTCTCACAAAGTTCGGTGGTGCTGACGGCGTGTTTCGTCGGCATCCGCCCTTCTCCTGCGGCTATCACCTTGTCGTGGATGTAGTAATATTTATCCCACGCCATACGCGCTTCCTCAATCTCCTTTATTCCGGGGATGGCATCGCGGCGCTCTTCGCGTTCCGCGCGGATGCGGTCGGCTTCTGCGCGCGCTGCGTCGCGTTCCGCCTTTTCTTCCAGCAGAATCGTTTTGATTTCATCCAGAACAGCGGGTTCGGGGCGCTTCATCGTTTTCTTCAAGCCGCTTATGCGCATCCTTCCGGCGTTTTCTCCGTCGGTGACGATGGAAAACTCAAACCGGTGGTCGTCATAGAGCTTTCTGGCAGAAGCTGACAGCTTTGCGTAGTTTTCGGGCTTCATTTCCTTACCTCTTTCTGTCTGGGGCTTTTATTTTGTACCGCCCTCCTGACACTATTATTATATCACAAGATATATACTTTGTCAATATCTTTTTAGGGTTTTCCGCAAGTTTTTTTGCATCTTTCACTCTTATTCCTTCCGCACTCTTTCCTCCAGCCACTCCGAGATTGCAAGCCGAATGACAGCAGAATCGTTCAGGCTTAACTTTTTTGCTACGTCCTTAATCTGCGCATTCTGCTCTTTCGTCAGAATGATGCACTTTGCAACCTTGTTACCGTTTTCGCTAATCATCTGTTACTCCTCCTTTCGGGGGCTGCCGTAAATCGGCTTACACCAATTGCCCATGCTTCCGACTACCACCTGCGGCAAGTAAGCGCCTGTGGTGCGGTCGTAGTGCATCAGCGTCAGCTCAATGCCGCGATACACGCATCCGCGGATAACCGCCGCCACGCAAGCGGTCAACCCCGTGACGTAGACGATTAGCGGGTGATTGCCAGTCGTTACCTCGATGTCCGCGTACTCGTTATCATTAAAACGAGTACCATAATTGGACAAGTGCGTTCCTACGCGGTTATCGAGGAACGCGTCAACCGTGTGCTGCATCCCCTCAAAGTCCGTGGGGTCTACCTCCGTGGGAAAGATAAACTCCCCCACGGGCATGTCGTGCCGCCCGGCACACAGACCGACGACGACGGCATTGTCAGGAATGTGAAAAGTAAAGTTAGTCATAATATTTCCTCTCGCTTTCTGCCCTCGAAACCTCCGGGGCGGGGTAGTTGCATCAGTCTGCCAGCACTTCGCCACTTGTGGTGTGCGTCCATTTCAGCGCGATTTCTTTGTTCGCGCCGAGAACGAGAATGCCAGCGAGTGCGAGGTTATGCACGTCAGCGCACCATGCACCCAGCGTTCCGCCGCAATAGTAGGGATAGCCGTCGGTGCGCTTGATATGGTGCTCCGGGTGCTTCTGGATGTACGCAGCAAACAGGGATGCGGCTTCGTCGCGCGTGAAGATTTCTTCACAGTAATCAAGTTCCATTTCGTCCAACATTTTTTTTATCCTCCTGCTTATTCTTTTTAGTAGCTCGTCAGCGCGTCGATGATTTCTCGCGCTTCGCTGCTATGCAGCACAGTCCATGCTGCATGATTTTCGTAATCGTAGGGCGTGCTGTTTGCCCTTTTCTCTATCCATGCTGAGACGGACAGTCCTTCTTTTTTGGCTTCTGCCTCGCATTGTTTCCGTCCTTTGAATTGCTCATCAAAGAGACAATTATGCATGAAGCGAATATATTCAGCGGACCTCACAATGTATTTGTTCCGCAAGTCACTCGCGTACTTGACTTGCTTCTCCGATTTTCCGACGATTTCTGGGAGATGCAGTCCTTCAATCAGAGCCTCCGCCTCCGCTGCGTCCTTCTCCTGCTTCACCTTTGCCCAGCAATCGGGGCAGGTGGTGCAGTTTTCTTCCGCCCACGCCTTCCATTCGTCCGCCATCTTGCGGTTGGGACGGAACTGAACCTTCTCAAACTTCGCGCCACACTTGTTGCATTTGCATTCTGCGATTGCTCTTGCCATACTCGTTACCTCTTTCTATCCGGGGTTCTTTTTGTACCGCCCCTTGACACTATTATTATAGCACAAGATATATACCTTGTCAATACCTTTTAAAGATTTTTCGCAAGTTTTTTTGCATCTTTCCAGCGCTTTGTCTGCATTTTCCAACCGCCCGAATTGCCTATACTATTATTAGTAGGAGGTGGTGCGGTGTATATCCACTACAACCCTAATCCGCGCGGCTTGCGTGTCGGGGATTGCGCTGTCCGTGCAGCATCAAAAGCGGCAGGGGAGACGTGGGGAAGCACCTATGCGGCGCTCTGTGCGCTGGGCTATGACTGCGGCGATATGCCGAACGCTAACCACGTTTGGGGGCGCTACTTGCATGAGCGCGGATTCACGCGCCACGCCCTGCCGGATACTTGTCCAATCTGCTATACCGTCTCGGATTTCTGCCGTGAACATCCGCGCGGTGTATACGTCCTCGGCATCGGTGACCACGTTGTGTGCTCCATTGATGGCGATTGGTACGACGCATGGGACAGCGGCGCGGAAATACCAGCGTACTATTGGGAGAGGGAGGATTGATGTATGGCGTATGGTTATCCACAATATTATCCACAGATTCCGTACTATAACGCGCAGCAGACGGCAATGCCAGACCAGCTTGCGCAGCTTCGAGCAGCACAGCAGCCGATGATGCAGCAGCCAGCGCAGCCATCAAGCAACGGACTGATTTGGGTGCAGGGTGAAGCCGGAGCAAAGAGCTACCTTGTCGCCAACGGTTCGAGCGTGCTGCTGATGGACAGCGAGAAGCAGACGTTTTACATCAAGTCAGCGGACGCGGCGGGAATGCCGTCCATGCGAACGTTTGACTACGTGGAGCGCAACGCATCCGTAAAGCCATCCAGCAGCGCGCAGGACGCGCCGGAGTATGTGACGCGGGACGAACTCAACACGCTTACAAAGCGCCTTGAAGCGCTGGAAGGGCGCAAGAAGAAGGGGGTAACGCAGGATGAACCCACTGTTTAATGCACTTGGTGGCGGGCAGATGCCCGGAGCGCTGGGGAATTTCCAGCAGATGATGCAGCAGTTCCAGCAGTTCAAAGCGACGTTTCAAGGCGACCCGGAGCAGGAGGTGCGCAAGCTGATTGCATCCGGAAAAATTTCGCAAAACCAGCTTAACCAGCTTCAACAGGCGGCGCAAATGTTCCAATCGTTCCTCGGTTCTTAACTTTGGCTATATTTGTTGCGCAACAATTTAGCATATACTTTAAAAATCCGAAAGGAGAAAAACAATGAGCATGACTTCGGAACTCTCCGCTTCTGATGTGGCTCTGCTTTCCGGCAGAAACAGCAACCAGAACGGCGACGGCTTCTTCGGTGGCAATGGCGCATACTGGATTATCATCCTTTTCCTCTTCGTCTTCTGCGGATGGGGCAATAACGGATGGGGTGGCTTTGGCAATCGCAACGGCGGACAAGGTTCTGTCATGGACGGTTACGTTCTCACCTCCGACTTCGCCAATATCGAGCGAAAAATCGACAACGTGAACAGCGGCTTGTGTGATGGATTCTACGCACAGGCACAGCTCACAAACGGCGTACAGATGCAGATGGCAAACGGCTTTGCGCAGGCGGAACTCTCGCGTGCCAATCAGCAAACCGCGCTCATGCAGCAGCTTAACGCGATGCAGGCACAGGCGGCGGATTGCTGCTGCAAGACGCAGACGGCGATTCAGGGCGTGAACTACAACCTTGCCACTCAGGCTTGCGACACTCGCAACACCATTCAGAGCGGCGTTCGCGACATTTTGGACAACGCCAACGCTAACGCCCGAGCGGTGATTGACGCATTGACGGCACAGCGCATCGAGGCGAAGGACGAAAAGATTGCGGCGCAGAACCAGCAGATTTTCGGCTTGCAGCTTGCCGCGTCTCAGGCGGCGCAGAATCAGTACCTTGTGAACACGATTCGCCCTTGCCCTGTTCCGGCGTATACGGTAGCCAACCCGTTCTGCTGCAATCAGGCGCAGTATTGCGCCGGTTAAGCTCCAGACAGCTTCCTGCCTGTGCAGGATGAGCCGACAAACGGCAACTGAAAAAGCGGCGGGGCGTTGATTGATTCGCGCCCTGCCGCTGAAAGGAGAAAAAATCATGGCTGAATATACTGCGGCGGCGGCTCAAACCGTCGCCAATGGCAACAACGTCCTTTTTACTGCCACGCCCGTCTGCGCAACGCGGTGCATCGTTCATCGTGAAGGTTCTGGCATCGTAACGCTGCGGGGCATCACAAACGGACAGTGCCGCGCACGTTTCCGCGTCAACTTTGGTGGCAATATCGCCATTCCGACGGGCGGTACTGCCGGAGCTATCTCTGTTGCGCTTGCAATTGCGGGTGAGGTGCTTCCGGCGTCTACCGCCATCGTCACCCCTGCTGCGGCGGCGCAGTACCAGAACGTCAGCGTCGACACCTTTGTTGACGTTCCAGCGGGGTGCTGCACGACAATCAGCGTCAAGAATACCGCTGGCGTGGATATTGATGTGCAGAATGCCAACCTGATTGTCACGCGGGTTGCGTGAGGAAAGGAGAAACGCAATGAAATATCTGCATGGACTTAAAGAAAAACTCTGCGAAGAGCTGCAAGAGATTGCGGAGAAGCAGGATATGTCCGCTGGCGACCTCGAAGCCGTGCACAAGCTGACAGACACCATCAAGAACATCGACAAGATTGAGATGCTGGAAGCGGACGGGTACAGCAATAACGGCGGCGACTGGGAAGCGCGTGGCAGCTATGACGGTATGTACCGCGATGACCGATATAGCCGCCGTGGGCGCGATATGCGCGGGCGGTACAGCCGCCACGACGGCACGGACAAGCGCCTGATGGACGAGCTGGAAGAGCTGATGCGTACCATCGAGCCGGGGAAGCGTGACGTGATTCGGCGAGCGCTTGAAGAACTGAAAGAAGCATAACGGAAAGGGGCTGGCTGCGTGGTTACGCTGACGTGGATTGATGGGCAGATTGAGAAGGCAATCGAAGAGGGCAACAATCCGCAGAACATCCGCGATTTGGCGGCGCTGATTACAGTGCGTGAGTACCTCTCCACGCGGTCAGCCCCGAAAGTAGATGCACAGAGTGTGCAGGAATCCGCCGATGATAAGAAGCGCCGGGATGCGGTTGTCCTAATGACGCACAGCGCGGACTTGGACACAGTGCCGACCATCCAGCAGGTGGAGACGGCACTGCATTCCATCAGCGTCAACACGCCGGAGGAACGAAAGCGTGTGCAGGACGCGAAGAAGTGGGCACAGATTATCTCGCAGAAAAACGCTTGACAAGCCAATTAGAAACGCTTATAATAAGTATGTACTGGTATCTCCTTTATCCATTCCCCCTCATGCGTTACCAGAGCATGAGGGGATTTTTTGACCCCCGTTTTGACTACTTCGTGCGACGGAAAGAGAGTCAAAATTGCGAATCTGGGGATTGCGCAAAAAGAGAAAAAAACAGCAAAGTCTTGAGACATCAGGATTCCAACAGCCATTTAAGGAAAGGGGAAACGCGGCACATGTCCCATAAGAGGAACTATGCATAAGTCCTGAAAGGCTTGCAATATCCGGCAT